AAGGGTCACCGCATTGAGAGCATATTGTTACTAAGAGTGTCATATAAAAGAAAAAGCCCAACCAAGGAGAGAGTATGGTCAGGCTTTTGTGGGATTACGTTATTAACGGACAGGAGTTGTCCAACAAGTAGTATTATAGCATACTTTACTATATCTGTTCAACAACATTATGCGTTTATTCGTCTTCCTGCTATTGTCAGTAAATTGTCGTAAGCTAGTTCTAACTCCCAATAGTAGCCTATTTTTGGTTTAGCACCTAAATATTTAGTATAGATAGCGTCTTGTTGAGGCTTTTCTAAACTATGTATGATAGCGTGTATAGTCCTTACATTAGTCATATCTTGGGCAGAACACATTTCTTCAAACGCATCACTTGTAGACTCTCCACCAGATGACATACCTATGCTTTTAGATGGATAACCCAAACGGTGATTATCCGACTTCATCCATAAAGCCCAATCCTCTAGGATGGATAGTAAGCGTTCCATACTAATCATTTAGTCCCCACAAAAACAAGGTATAGTTTCGTCTATAAATAATTGGGATTGTTCATCATTAAACTTTCCCATTTGTGCATAAGTAGGTCTGTCTTTAGCAAATCTAGCACCAATCTTTTCTTCTTGTTTAGCCCACCATTCAACTCTTGATGGTTTTTGCTGTATAAGACTAGCAAGTATTTTAGTTCCTTTTAAAAAACATAAATCACAATTAGATGCACCACTTGACTTTGGCAATTCTAAATCAAAACTATTATTGTTCCAAAAATCCCATACATCTTTTTCAGTAATGCCTTGTCTTGCTAATGGCATAAACTTATCTTCTTGTGTAGATATTTTAGCAACTCGTCTAGGCTCATCTGCTCTTATGCCAATTAATGTTGCATATTCTTTAATTCCAATAGACTTTAAATACCTATGAATAGCTTTAACTTTTAATTCTTGAGTGCAAAAACGCATGGATTGATTTGGTAGAAATTTAGCTTTATCTATTAATTGTTCAAATGGTTCACCTTTACGACTTGCATTATCATAATTTACAACTTTAAAAAATGGTTTAACTTTTCTATATTCTAACCAAGTAATAGGAACATTCCAATTGACAGAACAACCATTAACAAACTTTAATGTAGCCTCTTCTTCTTTACCTGTATTAGCAAATATAACCATAGCGTCAGATGGTAAACCATTATTGCTTTGTAATACTCTCCACAACATATAGGCAGATGTGCGACCACCACTAAAGCTAATGACCGTTGGCTCTATAATCTTAAATGGGTCAGTCATAGTTACCTAACGTATAAGTTATGCTTTCCCCAAATGTTTCTCGTGTAGTATTGTGTTGCAAGTTATGTTTGGCATCATCTGCGTTATGAATTGTAATGCTTTTTATCTGTGCATCTGTAAAGTTTACTGTGTGTCCAAATATAGATTGTAGTGGATGTGGTTGTGGAATGTAATAGTGCATAAGTCTATTATCAATATTTTTAAATGAGTGTACATGCCCTTCCATCTTCATAGCTACAAGCAAATTTTTAGTAGTGTGATAGTTAGCATCTACATGTTCTGCTATTGCTTTTATAGTTTTTGGCTCTGTAAGGTAAGCTAGTATTTTATCTCTATTACTCACGATATATCCTTAACTTTGCAATGCCACTTACGTTTATCGTCTTGATGCCATCCATGTACATGAATAGTCCAACCTGCTTCACGAACTGCACCTACGTTTTCATGGTCGCTTATCTTCTTAACCCTTGCAGACATATTACTTGCAGATGTGGTTTGTACTGCTAATACTTCTTTACCTTTTAAAGCTAGTAAATCTATAAATCCAAACAAGTCTTGTCTTATTCTTGCAAATGCGTTCCAATGTTCTACTATTGCTACTGTATATCCTTCTTCTCGTAATTTTTTAAGACTTAACTGCGTTGGGCTAGTTGCCATCAAATTGACTTTCGTTAGGTTTGGATATTCCTTCTTTAAATCTTTTCTCTACTTCACCAGTAGATGCGTTGAGTTCGTATTCATAATCTACCTTCTTTTTCTTACCAAATATTTTATCAAAGTTTTCATCAAATACAGTTCTATCTGTAAATGGTCTTGGTGCTGAACCTTTGCCCATTATTTAACCTCCAAGTGTCTGTTAGTAAATAACCATCCTATAGTTTTTCTATGTGCTTCTTCCCATGCTGCTATTCTATCATGTTTATCTAACATCTTATCATTATCTATCATATGGTGGCATTGATGGCATAAGAAAGCTATACGATAATCATGTCCCTTAATACCTGTTCCCTTACCATCACGCAGTTGGTTAGAGTGTGCTGCTACTATAGTTCCGTCTTGCATAGAACACATCATACATGGTGCGCCATCTGCTAGTTTAAGTAGTTTAGGGTTACGATAGTTCACTAATAATCCCAACCCCAACCCATAGTTTGACCCCATACCTCTATCTGTTGTTGGTATTCTGTCATCTCACTTGTGGTTAGTTTTGTTGTTGACTTTATAAGTTCTACAGGCATACCTGCAATTTCTGTTTGGTATCTAAGAAATTTAAATCCACAGAGTTCATGGATGCGGTCCTTCTCAATGCCAAGGTGCTGACTTAAACTTGTATATAATTCCCATAGCCTTTCATTTTGTTCTAGGCTACGGTTTAGTTTAGCGTCTGTTACTGTTACACGCCAACGTTTAGTAAAGTCAAGACTTTTTAGGTTCTCTATAAGCTGCGGTAAGTTGTCTTTGGTTAATGCCCACTTTATCATCTCTCCATCCTTTCGTTTTAAATACTTGTCCATCTTTAGAAGTTGCTTTGTATTCTATATCATCTCCGAATACTTTTTTGCATTGCTTGATAAATTCATTTATGGTCATTTTGGTGGACTCTCATTATATCGTAAACCTTTTTGGTCAAAATAAAAGTTAAAGTTTCCTTCCCATTGAGCATTACGTTGTTTCTGTACAAAAACTTTACAATCAGGAATAATCTTTAATTCAGCATCAGAGACTTTTCCTTCTTCCCTCAATCTTTCTTTAGACCTATTACGCCATACACAAATAATATTATCACATAAGTTTCTAATATGCGAACTACCCATAATATTTGTAGCATCTGGTATTTCTTCTTCTGACTTCATTTTTCTTGTATGTGCAACTAAGAAAACAGCAATGTTAAGGTCTCTTACAGTTACAGCTAGTTTATCTACAAATAACTTTTGTGCTTCTAATGACTCTTCAGATATATCTGACATTTTCATAAGGCTATCTATTACAAATACTTCTACTCCCAAAATATGTTTACCATAGTAAAGTGTAGCTATCATATCCTGTGATGTTGTTTGTTGGTGCTGGTCGTATATATATAACTTATCTTTAGCACGTTCACAGAACTTATGTATATATTCATCTGTTGGCTCTGGTGAACCTAATGCTTGTGTAACCATCCTAGCTAATGTAAGTACAGGTCTCATTTCTAAAGAAGCTATTAAACATTTTGTATTCTGTTTCATCATAGACAATATAACTTGTGAAAGCCACATAGATTTTCCATGTCCTGAGACACCGGTTAAAATATTTAATTCATTCCTAACACGGAACTTATCTTCCGTCTTAATCCATCCAAGTGATTTACCACTATGAATTTCCTCACCAAAATACCGTACCAAATCATCAGCAAATATATCCGTACTTTTAACTTTAAACTCTGCATGTCCGTATCCTTCGTTATAAAATTCTTGCACTGTTGATTGACTAACTGTTAGTTTATCTATTACTTCACCTATATTCACTAAATGCCACCTTCCCAAACTTTACGTTCTTGTGGAGCTTCACCATCATTCCATCTTTCTTGGTTAAGCAAAGTAAGTGGAGCTGGTGAAAAGCCATCTTTCCATGATTGAGTATCTTTCATCTTCTTTACATACCCTATCACTTCATCTGCTATACCGTCAAGATTTTTATTAGCCCATCTTTCAATACATGTTTTCTTGTTTACTTTACGAACATTAGGATAGTTTTCCCAAAATTCTTCAAACCTATTGGTCGTTTTAACGACATATATATCTTCTCTTTTCTTCTCTTCTCTTCTCTTCTCTATCCTAACAGGCGTATAGTCTTTCTCTAGCCAACCTCTAGTAAATAGTTCTTCTACAATTTTCTCAATAAAATCAATAGAATAGTGTAGTCTAAAGGCTATTTCAAATATCTCTGGCAACATACCATCACTTTCAGAACCTAAACACCATAACTCTACTAAAACAGCTTTTTGTTCAAAAGATAACTTATGTATATCTATGTTATTTATGTAATCCGTACCATAAAACTTAAACCACGTCATCTTTTTTTGATACCTTGGGTTCTTTGGATTATAAAGATTAAACTTCTCCCAGTTCTTGATTTTGTACATATACTCTCCATTTGTTTAATAATGCCAAAAAACATTAACATAACTAATTCTAGTTGTAAACTATTTATTTGTTAGAAAATACTTGACATGTGTTTTTTATAGGTTTAATGTTCAATTGTCAATTTTAGGAGAGAGACATGAAAATTTCAACAATGATAGCAACAGCAGTACTATTCTGGGTTTATGTAGGATTATGCTTATGGGTTATGGGTAAGTTAGCAGGTGCAATATGAATAAATACTTATGGCTATTTCTTTTTGTGTTTTGGGGGTATATAATATGGCGAATGGTTTAGAACAGATAGCAGATATTCTTAAACGATTGAATGACGAACTTAAACTAGATAACGACAAATGGGAGAGAGCAAATGTCACAACAACAACATTACGACCAGGTGATGATGGAACAACATCAACACCAATTACAACAACAGGAGAGAAGCATGACTAAACAAGGTGTAGTTAATATTAAAGGCAAGAACTATAAAACAGTAGCATTAAGAGTTCAAGAATTTAGAGAACAGTTCCCTACTTATTTTCTTACTACTGAAATAGTTAAGATTGATGATGAACAATGTATAGTTAAGGCTTATGCAGGTGTTCACTTAGAAGGCGGTCAAGTACAAACATTTGCTACAGGTCATGCACAGGAGTTCCGTAAAGCATCACAAATCAATGGAACATCTTATGTAGAAAACTGTGAGACCTCTGCAATTGGTAGATGTTTAGCAGCTTTAGGATTAGGTGGCACAGAGTTTGCTTCAGCTAATGAAGTAGTTAATGCCATTCATCAACAAAGTAATCCTGTTAAGTTAGTATCTAAAGAAGACTTCCTATGATTGAACAACGCACAGAAGAGTGGTTTCAGCAACGATTAGGCAAGGTGACAGCATCTAGAATATCGGATGTTATTGCCAAGACTAAAACAGGTGTATCTACATCTCGTCAAAACTACCTTGTCCAACTTGTATCAGAACGCATTACAGGCAAGAAAGGCGATAGTTTTGTTAATCAGGCTATGCTAGATGGTATTGAAAGAGAAAGTGCTGCTAGGGAGCTTTATATGCGAACTAGAGGGGTATCTGTCACAGAGGTAGGTTTTTTCGACCACCCAACTATTGCCATGAGTGGTGCTAGTCCAGATGGAGCTGTAAATTCTGAAGAGGAAGGTAAGTATGTAGGTCTTATAGAGATTAAATGCCCTATAGAAACTACCCATACTAATACGCTTATCAGTAAGTCAGTTCCTAGTAAGTACATACCACAGATGCAATGGCAGTTAGCTTGCACTAATGCTAGATGGGTAGATTTTGTAAGTTATAATCCTAACTTCCCTGAAGAGTTACAGCTATTTGTAGCTAGGGTTGATAGAAATGACTCTTATATTATTGGACAATTAGAAGTAGAAGTAGTAAAGTTCCTAGAAGAAGTAGAACAAACAATTTTAAAACTTAAGGAGTAGTATATGGCTGAGTATGACAAAACAAACACGTTTACATTAAACAAGAATGACAAAGGTGACAATCCTAAACGACCAGACTATAGAGGAAAGTTAAATGTAGATGGTATTGAATTTACTTTATCAGGTTGGGTTAAAGAAGGTCCTAATGGTAAATTTATTGCTGGTGCTGTAGCAATGGTAGCAACTGATGAAAGACTTAAACCGGCTGTTGAAGGTGCAGATGAGGATGTTCCTTTCTAGGAGCATCCCCATTGGCATGATAACTATTTATTCATTACGTACATGGTTACTTCAAAGCCAAAACGCATTTCAGTTGCTGATGGTGTTGTCCACATGGCAGTTCTCCTTTCTTTTAGATTTATAGTAGAATTATACGCTTGTGTGGATTTACTAGACACTAGATAATCATGAAAGGTCTATAGTGGATATACATAATTTAGAATTAGATATAGCGTGTTATGCAACTGCTGTGTATCATGAAGTTAATACAAGAACACTAGAAGAAAAGGTAGGTGTTATAAATGTTATACGTAATAGGTTACATTCTGGTCGCTGGGGTCGTTCTGTATGCTCTGTTGTTTATGCTAATAATCAGTTTGCTGTGCAAGATGAAACCCACCATCCAGTTGATGAAAGGGCGTATTTGGAGACTAAACTTTTGGTTATTGATACGGTTATTTATCATAAACATACTAACCCAGTTGCAAATGCTTTATATTTTCATGATGACTCGATACCGCCAAAGAAAACATGGTTTGGTAAACGTAAGAAAACGCACATAGGAAGGATGGTGTTTTACTAATGAAAAAAGAACCTGTAGCATGGCTTTATCAGGAGTTTTGTACTAAGTCTGGTGAACTACAAAAGTCTTACTTGTGGTCATTTCACCCAAATCAGTTGTCGTATTTGAACGACTTAAAGAATACAACCCATCACATTAAGATAACACCATTGTTTCCTGGTGAACCTATAGAGGAATATAAAGGATTATCTAAGTATGATAGTAAACGATTAGTAGAAGCTAACAATGGACTCTAAACCACTAACACAAGAAGAAATAATGAAGGCTTATGGCAAAGTATTTCCAACAAGATATGAACCTATGACTATAGAAAGAATGATACAATTTGCTAGGATTATAGAACAATTGCATGGAGTGAAAGATGTACACTAAACTAGATGACCAACGACAAGCAAAATTTATTATAGATTATATTAATAAGCATCCTAATTGCAGCATTAAAAATATTGTTCAACAATGTGCAACTAATAGGACAAGATTAAAGTATTTAGAAAGCCAAGGATATTTTAGTTTGCCTAAATGGACTTATAATAATGAATTAGATAAGCGATTTAAGAATAGAACGTATGTGTCTGTAACTGTAGGAAGGGAGTATGGAAAATGGACTTAGCAGAAAAAATATTAGATATAGTAATATGGATGTTGATTGTTGGTGGTATGTTTTGGTTTGCTTATGG